AAGCGCAGCGCTAAGAGCTAATGTTACCGAAAGACTAGCAAGTTTATAAAATAAAAAAACATGAAAGACAATATCATCTCAATTAATCTCGAAACAGCAACAGCTCCAGTAGTGCAAGAGGCAAGAGGTAAAGACTATGTAGAATACGGAACTGAAAACTGGAAAAATTTATATCCGCAATTTCTTATTGATCTTTATTATAATTCTTCAACTCACGCTGCGATCGTAAACGCTACTGCGGAAATGATCGGTGGCAAAGACCTAATCGCTTCTGATGAAGATACTAATTTAGACGCTTACGTAAGATTAAAGAAGTTTTTAAGAAGTGCAAACTCTAAAGAATCTTTACATCAAGTAATTAAAAAGGTTGCTTTTGACTTTAAGTTACAAGGGGCGTATGCTTTACACATTATTTGGAATCGTGAAAGAACGCAAATCTCTGAGGTTTACCACGTGCCTGTTGAAAGAGTAAGAGCAGGAAGACCTAATGAGATGGGGCAAGTAGATACATATTTTATAAGTGCTGATTGGGCAAATACAAGAACACACAAGCCTTATCCTATTTCAGCTTTTAATAGAAACGATAGAACAGCAACAAGTCAATTATTATACGCAGGTTCTTATAGTCCTAATATGGACATATACCATACGCCAGATTATGTTGCTGCAAACAACTGGGCTTTAGTAGATCAAAAAGTTGCAGAGTTTCATCTCAACAATATAGAGAACGGATTTAGTGGCTCATACTTTGTGAGTTTCGCAAATGGAATCCCAACGCAGGAAGAGAGAATGCAAATAGAAAGAAGTCTTACTGAAAAATTCACGGGGGCTTCCAATAGTGGTAAATTTATTTTAAGTTTCTCAGAAGACCGTACTAGAACGCCTGAGATAACGCCTATAAGCGTTTCTGACGCAGATAAACAATATTTAGCACTCCAAGAACTACTTGTTCAAAACATCCTTACAGGGCATCGTGTAACAAGCCCTATGCTAATGGGTATTAAAAACGACACAGGATTAGGATCAAATGTTGACGAACTTAATTCAGCCTTTAATTTTTATCTCAATACTGTGATTATTCCGTTCCAACTAAATATCAAAAATACTTTACAAACTATATTCTCAGTAAACGATATGGATTTACCTGTTGAATTTGTACAGTTAAAACCAATCACATTAGAATTTACGTCAGAAGACTTAAAAGGAATTCTTACAGAAGATGAATTGAGAGAGGAGATGGGGCTTAAACCATTAGACGTTGAAGTAAGGGAAGATTTTAGTAAGGTGGGTATGATTGATGGAAAGCCTGTTTTTAGCACAATAGAAGAGGCTGAGGCGCATGCAAAGACCGTGGGGTGCGAGGGGTACCATGAGCATGAATATGAAGGGAGAACGGCTTATATGGCGTGTGAAGGGCATGAAGAAGCTACGGAGCTTTCTAAATTTATTGAAGAGTATGGCGAAGATATGCCAGAAGGATGGGAGATGATAGATGATGAAATAGTAGATGGAGAACATCAAGACTTCGATTTTGAAAAAGAATTAAATAAAGTTGCAAGTGAAAAATTTGATTTTGTTAGAACTGGTAGAGCTAATCCAAATGTAAGAAGTGAACAGGATGGTCTTAATAAAGCAGGAGATGAGTTCTTTAAAGTTAGATATGTTTACACTAGAAATAACTCTTTAAGTCAAGAAGGAGAAACAAGAAGCTTTTGCAAGCTTATGATGGCGACAAAAAAAGTTTACAGGAAGGAGGATATTTTAAGAATGTCAACAATACCTGTAAATCCAGGATGGGGACCTAGAGGAGCTGCAACGTATAGTTGCTGGCTTTTTAAGGGAGGCGGCAACTGCCATCACTACTGGAAACGTAGGATCTTCCAAGCGCCTGCAAGCGACGAAGGATTTGTAGTTTATCCAGACAATATAACAACTGATAAAATTATAACTGCTACAAAAGCTAGAAGTGAAGGTTTTACAATTAAAAGAAATGACAGTCTAGTTGCGAGAGCGCCTAAGACTATGAAGAATGAAGGATTTTTAGAATAATAATTATGGCATACGTACTATTTATATCAGAACAAAAATTAAAAGATTTAAGCGCAATCAATCTGAATTGCGATCCAACGCTCTTGCGCCCTTATATTTTACAGAGTCAAAAATTATATATTGAAACTAAATTGGGCACTGATTTAACTCAGAAGCTAAAGGATCTAATTACAGCAGGAACAGTAGGTGATGTAGCAAATGCAGCTTACAAGACTTTGCTAGAGGACTATATCTCTTTTGTTTTGGTGAACTATTCTTTTTGGCATGCCATTCCTTTTTTACGTTTTAAAATTGAAAATGGAAACATATACTCTAAAACATCAGAAACAGGAACAGCTTTAAGTACTGAAGAAGCACAACATCTGCGAGAGGAGATTGTTAATACAGCTCAGTATTACACCGAGAGAATGATTGAATATGTTAGAAATAATACGTCAAGCTTTCCAGAATACTCTACTAATTCAGGGGCTGATGTTTCTCCAGATAGCAATGCATATTATAATGGCATGAACCTAGAAAGACCAATGAATCAAGGAACAAAACTTACATTGAGAGATTTTTTAACTCCTGATTTAACATAATGAAGAAATACTACAAACCAAAATCAATAAACATAACTAAGCTTAAATCCTACTTGGATAAAAAGCCTAATACAAATAAAAATGACCGACCTAAGAGACACACTACAAGTAGGACTAGCTAACGGATCAGCAATTGGGTTCAGTATTACTGACTGCAATGAATACCTTACGCTAATTTCACTAATTCTAGCGATAAGTTTTACTATTTATAAATTCGTAAAATTCAAGAAATGAAAAAACTAATATGCAATCTTATATATAAATTAACAGGGCAAACGTATTGTCTTAAGTGGTGTGGTGATTGTAGTTTCAAAGGGTGCAAATGAAAAAGACAAAATTAAATAGCACAAATCCTAAGTATAACAAAAACAAAGAGAATGATGTTAAAGTGCGTCAAGAACTTGTTGCAGAAGTTAAAGGGTGTAAAATCTATAAAACCACCTATCTCTAAACCTAATTACATAAACCTTTTAATTATTAGGGATACATTTACTGATAAATCTACTATCGGTGAATTATTTTTGAACGGAGAGAGGTTTTGTGATACTTTAGAACTACCCTACAAAGACAATCAAAGAAGTATATCTTGCATTCCAGCAGGACAATATAAGGTAAGATTAAGATACCCAAGAGAAAGTGGAACAAGAAACTATCTACATTTATTAGTACAAGAGGTAAAAGACCGATCATATATATTATTTCACAGAGGCAATACAGCTAAAGACACCAGAGGATGTATCCTAGTAGGACAAGGTACTCAACAAGACATTGTTCACAATTCAACTTTAGCAATGGATTTACTTATGAAAGAAATTATAAATTTGGGAGGCACAAATATTAATTTAATAATCAAAAATAAATAATTATGAAAACATGGATAATCTCGGCTATATTAAAGTCGAAAAAGTTTTGGTACGCAGTAGGTTCTATTGTAATTCCTGGAATCGTTACGCTACTTGGAGTTTCTCCTGAGACTGCACAAGAAATCTTTTATGCTGCTTTAACACTAGTCTTAGGGCAGGGAATTGCAGATGCTTCAAAAAAATAATAGATACAGACTAAAACCACATGAAATTGTGGCGTTAGAAAAAATGAGGGAAACCGAGACTAGAAATATTCTAGTTATCGGTGACCTTCATGAACCGTTTTGCTTAGATGGTTACCTGGATTGGTGCTTAGAGCAATACGAAGCATTTAACTGTACACAGACAGTCTTTATAGGCGATATAATCGACAATCATTACAGCAGCTACCATGAGACCTCTGCGGATGGGATGGGAGGCCTAGAAGAGCTTGATTTGGCTATTACTAAAATATCTAAATGGTATGATGCTTTTGATGATATTGGAACTAAAGTTATTATAGGCAACCACGACCGTATTATAATGCGTAAAGCGCAGACATCAGCAATACCCTCTAAGTGGATTAAGTCTTACAAAGAAGTTTTAGGAACTCCTAATTGGGATTTTGTAGAAAGATTTGAGCAAGATGATGTACAGTATATTCATGGTGAAGGCGGTACTGCTAGGACTAAATGTCGTGCTGATATGATGAATACGGTACAGGGGCATTTACATACGCAATGCTATACAGAACATTATGTTGGAAAAAACTTTAGAGTCTTTGGAACTCAGGTGGGGTGTGGGATTAATCATAAGTCATATGCTATGGCATACGCTAAATATGGAAAAAGACCAGCAGTTGGTTGTGCTGTTATCTTAAACAATGGGAAGACACCCTTGAACCTATTAATGCCACTATAATGGACAAAGACCTTAGCTGGCAAATTTACACACTTTATTTCCTTATTATTTTATTAGTTTTATTAATTACTGTATAAAACTTTCCCCTAGTAAAACCCTTTTTAACACTTAAATTGTTAATAACTTTGTAAGTAATTCTGTTAATAACTAAAATTTCTTTTTACTTTTGTACCATATTAATCAATAAAAAAAGAAAATGTACACGAACTACAAAATGAAAGAAGCAACAAACAAAGACGAAGCTGTTATATCTATATTAGATGTGTTAAACGAGAACCCATTATGGTTGAATAAAGTAAATGATGGTTTATTTTCATTACTAAAGAATATAGAAAAAGAGCACCAACAGTTTTTATTACACAAGTCAATAGACGAACAAGTAATTGATTTATTTGTTAAGATTAAAACTGAATATTATAACTTTAAAGACAACACAGTATGGAGTTAATATGCGAATCTTTTTACTTCTATAATAATGGAGTATATAAAACAATTGAAAACTACTCACCAGAAGGATGGTTTACAGACCTTAAAAGAGTAGAGCCTAGTATAAAGATATTTGGAACTAGAGAACAAATAGACAAGGCATTAGATGATTACATTGAATTAACAGGACTTAATTTAGACGAAGTGTATGATTATGAAAATGAAGAGATGTTAAAAGTTTATAAAGAGAAGTATAATAAAATGAATAATAACAAAGCGCTAATAACAACGATATGAAAACAGAAAAAATTAAAGAAAAGTATTTGCATTACGGTTTAGAAAAAGATGATGTATTTAAACATCAGCACTACGTAATTATAACACGGTCAGGAATAGAGAAGATTCAAGCAATGGAAAACATAAAGATTTGGTATGAGTGTATAAAGTGTGAGTCTGATTTTGCTGCTGTTAAAGCGACAGGAGTTAAAGACGAAATAACTATTGAAACTTTTGGCTCTGCTTTAAAGGGCGGTTTCAAAGATGGTAATTGCAATAGCTGGTATGTTTTAGAAATGGCGGAGAAAAGAGCAATGAGCCGTGTAGTCTTAAAGCTAACTGGATTCTATGAGCTGGGTGTATTTGGAGAAGACGAATCAGAAGAATTTAAAAAGAAATAATATAGATTGTGAAAAGGTTAGATAAAAGACATTTAATAATTAGCGGTTATACTTGTGATATTATCAATTCCTTTTCACTTTCTTTTTACTAACTTAATAATAAATAAATAAAACATGGAAATTAAAGGAAAAATCAGTAAAATTTTACCACTTGAAACGGGTATATCAAAAGCAGGTAAAGAATGGAAAAAGCAAGATGTTGTTTTAAAACAGTTTGATAAATTTGAGACTGACGTATGTATCACAGCTTTTGGTAATGACTCATTAAAAAAGCTAGATGGCTTTAGTGTTGGAGATACAGTAAGTGTAGCAGTAAACATTAAAAGCAATGAATTTAACGGCAAGTATTATACTAGCGTAAATGCTTGGCAATGGAATAATAAAAATTCAGAAAGTAATGAGGGATTTGTCACTACTGATGATGATATAATGCCATTTTAAGATGATAGCAGAAAAGAACTTTAAAAATTTATGCAACCTTACTACAAGTATAGTGGGGTTGCGTAAAGGCTCACTTGCCTACAAAAGTAGAGAGCAGAAATATCAAATACCTAGAAGCGTTGCTAGTGTTATAGCTAGAATGGTAGATGATATACACCCGACCATAATAGCAAAAGAGATTAAAAGAGATAGGGTATCTGTTTATCATTATGAAAAATGCCATGAATCTAATTATAGATCATTCCCTAAATACCGAGAAGTATTTAATACGGTGTATAATGCTTATTCAAATATTCAAAATGATAAGAAAACATTTGCAGATTTAGGTCATTTAAAGCAACATTTGAGAGATAATGGAATAACTAATAGCGATAAGCATCAAACAATTATTAGAATTACCTCTGGTAATGTTGAAGCTGATGTTAAGGTTTCATATAGAGAATTTTACGATCAATTAGAAAAGTGTAAGTTTGCATTGACAGATTGCAATTACAACTTAGAAATAATATAATGGAAAAACCTAATTACTACGCTATCATTCCTGCTGAGGTAAGATACTCAAACTTAAAGCCTAATGCTAAACTTTTATATGGAGAGATAACAGCATTAAGCGGGAAGCTTGGATACTGCTATGCAACCAACAATTACTTTGCGGAGTTGTATGGCGTTAGTAAAAACACTATAAGCAGTTGGATTAGTGATTTGAAAAAATTAGGTTTTATAACAGTATTAATAGAAAGAAACTCTAACAAACAGATAATAAAAAGATGTATAGGTATCACGAAAAAGATTGATACCCCTATACTGAAAAAGCTGAAAGGTAATAATACAAGTATTAATAATACAAGTAATATAAATATAACTAAGGAAAAATTTATTGCTGAGGTCATGACTTTTGATTATCCTCAAGATATGTTAGAGGACTTTGTAAACTATTGGACAGAAGGTAAAAAGAAAATGAGATACCAAAAACAAAGCACATTTGAAATAAAATTAAGATTATTGCGCTGGGAAAAAAATCAAAAAAATTGGGGAAAGAATAAAACAAATACAATGTCTAAGTTAGACTCACAAATAAATGCTTGGCAAGAAGCAAAAAAATTAATATAAAAAAAAGAAAAAATGAAAGCACTAAAACAAGAAGATTTGCAAGAACTAACTGAAAAGGTATTGGACTTGATTGCAAAGACCTCAGTCGAAATAGGACATAAAACTGATCCTCAAACGATGGCTAGTCTTAGTAAAGTATTTGCTCAAGATTTAATTAAAGAAAAACGCTTTGGAAATATGACATTCAATCAAGTGCAAGATGCCTTCCATCATGGAGTTAGATTTGGCAAGGATGAACCTTTTTTAAACATTCGTACGTTTTATAAGTGGACATATGAAATGAAAGGAATGTGTGACAACGCTTATTATGAAGTAAAAACATTAGGGAAAGCCCCTAAGACAGTACCATATTATCAAGAACCAGTAAAACTATTATCATGATTGGTTGGGTAATAATAACTGCTGTCATTATGTTTTTAATTAGAAACCTAAGAGAATGAAAACAAAAGAAAAAGTAAAATTTTGGCTGGACAAATATCCTCATTTAAAAGATGATGATAACAGATTATGCTGCAACATTTGGAATGAAGAAATCAAAAAAATGATAATTGTTAAAAATTCAAGTTATAGAGATTTTTTAAGATTATATGCAGCAGGACAATTAACAGCAGCAACGAGTATAAGAAGGGCAAGAGCAAAGCTGCAAGAAGAGTTCCCTACATATAGGGGTGAAAAGTATAGGCTAAGGAAAGGTGAAATACAAGATGAATATTTAAAAGAAAATGGCTACAAAATCAATAAGTAGATTAAAAAAAGAACTTGATAAATGGTTTAGTCTTTTTATACGCCTAAGAGATGCAACAGATGAAGGCGCTGTACAATGTATAACCTGCGGATGTGTCAAGCATTATAAGTCAGGAATGCAAAATGGACACTTCCAGTCTAGGGGTTCTTTATCTACAAGGTTTGATGAAATAAACTGCCAACCTCAGTGTGTTGGATGTAATATGTTTAAACAGGGAGAGCAGTATAAGTTTGCTTTAGCTCTTGATGCAAAATATGGATCAGGAACTGCTCAAGAATTACAATTCAAAGCAAAACAAATTCATAAAATTTCTAGGCATGATTATGAAGATAAAATAAGTTATTACAAAGAGGCTGTTAAAAACTTAAAGAAAGAAAAGGGAATTGAATAGACTTTTATTTTAATTTAGCCGTATGCACACTCCGATTTATTCAAGTGAAGAACACAGAATGATAGTTGAACCCTATATTGCAATGTGCAAACAGTTTACAGAAGAGGTAACATCACAAACAAGATACAAGAATTATTTAGAGGTCATTGATTTAATAATAGACTATCATAACGGATATGGTGAGGGGGTAAGAGAAAATAATTTTTACGATTGGATAGTAATCTTACCAATAAACATCTCGGTTGCAACAAGTGGCTTTTATGCAGGAATAGAAACAAAAACAAACTCAGCGGTTATTAGAGCATACAAGGTAGTATTAGAACAAATGCTAACTGAGACTGTAACAAAACTAGATTCTTTAGAGCCTGATAATGACTGATATATACATTGAAATATCAAAGCTAACAGATAAGTTCAGGACTATGGCTTATCGCTTTACAAATGATGAAAACAAAGTTAATGAGGCGGTTCAAGAGCTCATGCTTTATTTTTTACAACAAATGAATCCTGATACCCTAAGAATTGTATATGAAAAAGATGGTGTTGAAGGATTAACAAGGTATGGTGCTGTTGCATTAAGAAGGTCTTTGACAAGTAAGCGTAGTAATTTTTATTATAAGTATGGAAAATACTATACTCACATAGATGAATTTACAAGCACAATAACTTATGATGTGATTGAAACTGGAGAGGTGATACCAACTAAGCATCTTTACAATTTGCCTAACGAAGATGAAGATGTGGAGCATAATAAAAAGCTACATAAATTAGAACTAATAGATATACAGCTTGACAAAATAGAATCTTGGTATGATAGGGAGTTATTTAAATTGTATTATAGTGGAGAGACGCTTGATTCACTTGCTGCAAAGACTGGCATAAGCAGAAATAGTATATTCACAACAATAGATAAAGTAAGAACAATATTAAAAAAAGAATTAAATGAAGATATATAACCCAAAAACACACGACAGTTTTATAATGCAGTTTGGAATTAAGCACCCTGACTGGAGGCAACCATATTGGACAGTAAAGAGTGAATAGATTTTTTGTTCCTAACGAAGTCTATGAAGACAGAATAGCAATATGTAAAGCTTGTGATAAATATCTTAGCTTATTAGGAAATTGCTCTATATGTAAATGCTTCATGAAAGTAAAGGCAAGACTAGCACCAATGGAGTGTGCAGACAATCCTAAAAAATGGGAAAAAACAACAGAGATAGAAACCCCTGATGATTTGCCACAAGAAATAATAGATGAAATATTAGATATGTGGAAAGACTTAAAAACAGGAAGAGCAAAAGATCAACAAGCAAAAGCTAAGATGATTTCAATTTACAATGTTATACATGGAACTAATTATCAAACGCACACTAATTGCGGATCATGTATCAGCACTTGCTTTGATGGAATTAAAAAACTATATGAAAAATATTCACAATAAAAACAAAACAATGACTAAAGATTATAAAAAAACCCCCCAACCTCATTACTATACAGGCAACCTATATGGCTACTCAGCTAAAGACATTGTTGATGATTTTGATTTAAGTGCATGGAAAGCTCAAGCAGTACAGTATATATTAAGAGCGGGAAATAAAGAAGGTAATTCTCCTGAGCAAGACATACAGAAAGCTATAAACGTATTGCACTTTGAATTAGAAAAGATTCACGAAGAAAGTAAAACATTAACAGGAGGACTTGCAACATGACAGACACAATACAACTGGTAAGCTGGAAGCAAGTAGTTAAAAAATATGGTTATCCTAAAACGGAACAAAAAGGAACTCGTTTTGGAATACAACTTACTTTAACAGGAATGATGGATACGCAATTTATATGGTGCGAAACAAACTTAGAAAGAAAGAAGTTATATAAGACAATAATAAGAATAGCAAAAGAAGAAGGAAGAAATCTTAAATTAATAGACTGATATGACACTATATAAATGCGAATGCGGTAATGAAGAGAATATAGGCAAGACTACCTTAGCCTTAAGAGACGGTAGATGGAGGTCTATACACGCACTATGTGATTGTGGTCTATGGATGGAGGCAGAACCTGAAGAAGGAATGCCTAGTCTAATTAGAACAGAGGCATCACTAAGCAAGAAGAGAAGGGGCGACAGGCTTTGGGATAGCGCTAAAGAAAAACTGTTGGGAGAAAGAGGTATAAACGAGTCATTTGATTAAATGAAACCAAGAACTAAGAAACACTTAAACTATTTAGAGAGTGAAGCTGTAAAGTTTTATTTTAAGAACCCTGAACACAATAGCTTGTCAGACTTATCAGAGATGTTTAGAATTAACAAAGTAAGAATAAGCAATGGCATATCTAAAGAATTAAAGAGAAGGAAAGAGAACAGTCTTGCAGGTAGGCTTATGCGTCTATGAACTTTGTAATAAATAACACTCAAGATAAACAGACTTTATTTAATTACTTAAAAGAGCTTGATAGCGATTACATAGTAAAGGTTAAGAAACAAAGAAACAATAGATCAAGTATGCAAAACAATTACTACTGGGCTTGTATAGTGCAACCATTAGCTTCTGAGCTAGGATACTTTCCTGACGAAATGCACGACACACTAAAGATTAAGTTTTCAAGTGAATGGCAAAGCATAGAGATAAACGATAAGCAGATAGGACTACAAACAGTAAACAGTACAGCAAGAATGAACACTAAAGAGTTCGAAGTATATGCAGACCAAATACGTATATGGGCTTTAACAGAATTAGGTATAAGACTAATGCTACCAAATGAATTCAAGTGATTTCTATTATATAATACAACTTGATTAATCAAATTATTTCAAAATGAGTACACACGGAGGAAAAAGAGAAGGAGCAGGGCGCAAGGCAAAAGCAGAAGAACAAAAGCTAATAGAGAATCTAACACCAATGAACGCAATGGCTTTAGAATCATTACAAAAAGGATTAGAGAAAAAAGAGCAATGGGCAGTAAAGTTATTCTTTGAATACTTTTATGGAAGACCTCAGCAAAGGGTAGATGTTACTACAAACGAGGAGAGTCTGAATATGCCTTTAATAAACTTTGTGAAAACTGAATCTTAGCGAGAAATACAATCCACTATTTACATCTGACTGCCGTTATTATATAATAACAGGTGGTAGGGGTTCTGGTAAGTCTTTTGCTGTTACAGTCTTTTTAACATTACTCACAATGACAAGAAACATTAGAGTATTGTTTACAAGATACACAATGGTATCAGCACACCTGTCAATCATACCTGAGTTCTTAGAAAAGATAACACTATTAGGATATGAAAGTATATTCAGCATTAATAAAGCAGAGGTTGTCAATTTAAAGAATAAGTCTGATATTTTATTTAGAGGGATCAAAACGTCAGCAGGAAATCAAACTGCAAGTCTTAAATCATTGACAGGCGTATCAAATTGGATTCTTGACGAGGCAGAAGAACTAATTGACGAAGATATATTTGATACAATAGATTTAAGTATTAGAGAAAAAGAAATACAGAACAGAATCATACTTATACTCAATCCTGTTACTAAAGAACATTGGATATACAAAAGATTCTTTGAAGACAAAGGAGTTGAAGCTGGTTTTAATGGCGTTAGAGACAATGTATGCTATATCCATAGTACATACCTAGACAATGAAGAAAACCTCTCTAAGAGCTTCCTAGAGCGTATAGAGACCATAAAGCATAACAACTTTAAAAAGTATCAGCATAAAATAATGGGTGGTTGGTTAGAACGTGCAGAAGGAGTAGTATTTGACAACTGGAGTATAGGTGAATTCAATCCAGATGGATTACAAACGTCATGCGGTATGGACTTTGGTTTTAGCGTTGATCCTGATAGTTTAACAGAAGTGGCTATTGACAAAAAGAAGCAAAAGATATATTTAAAAGAACACATATACAAGAACGGATTAAAGTCTCACGACTTAGCACAGCTAATATTAGAAAAGGTAGAGCAGAAGTTGATTATCGCTGATTCCGCAGAGCCTAGACTAATAGCAGACTTAAAGCATTTAGGGGTAAACATAAAGCCTGTTAAAAAGGGAACTATTGAAAGTGGTATAACAAGAATGCAGGATTATCACTTAGTCATTACACCTGAGTCAACTAATATAGCTAAAGAGCTAAACAATTACGCATATCAAGACAAAGGCTCTAAGTTATACATTGACAATTGGAATCATGCTATTGATGGAGTGAGATATAATGTTATATATCATTTAGACAATCCGAATGCAGGTAAATATTTTGTGCAGTAAAAAAGGGGAGCAGGTTGAAAGAAGATATAATAACTTAAAAAATAGAATGTCCTACTCCCCTTCAAAAGTAAAATGAATACAAACTTGGCGCAAATATACACTATTAAACTAAATAACAACAATTTCTATTATATAATATATGAAGGTTAGGATTAAGAAGGACGGCAAAAAGAAGGAGTTTAAATTAATTAGTAGCTGGAAGGAGGTAACACTAGAGAAGTGGCTAAAGCTACTTGACTTCCAAGAGGGCACAAAGAGTGAGGAGGCGAGAGATACAATAGAGGCATTATCTAATATTCCAAAGAATACAATCAATCAACTGGAATTAAAAGATGTTGCGGTTTTAATGGGGAGGGTTTCTGAGATGCAACAGAAGCAAGATAGTTCTTTAAAAAGGATAATTGAAGTAGGGGGTAAGAGATATGGATTTCATCCAAACTTAGATGATATAACGCTAGGGGAGTATGCAGACATAGAGACGTTTATCAAAAATGATATTGATAAAAACCTGCCTGAATTAATGGCTATTCTGTACAGACCCATAGTAGAAGAAAAGAATGATATTTATATTATTGAAGCCTACGATGGAAATATAAGTATACGGGCGGAAGAAATGAAAAAGATGTCAGCAGAGCAAGTGCAAAGTGCACTGGTTTTTTTTTACAATTTAGGCAACGAATTGTTGAAGACTTTGCCATCATATTTAATGGAACGTCTGAAGGAAATCAAGAAGCTATTGCCTCAGAATCCTTCGCAGAAAAATGGAGTTGGTTTGGAGTAATGTATAGATTGACAAATGCAGACATATCAAAATTAGATGCAATTACGAAGCTCAATCTTTTAGAAGCACTAACTTGGTTGAGTTATGAAACAGATTTAGAATCACAAAATAAAGTAAAACATGCCAGTAAGCAATAAAACATATAATAACGTAATAAACACATTGTGTAGATTAGGTGAGTATCACAATCAAATATCAACTGTTTCTGTTGGAGATATATTTGACATCAACTTAGAAAAGATGGAAAAGATGCCTTTGTTGCACATAAACCCTACCAATGTAGCAACAGGAGATTCTGAGTTGATATATAACTTTCAATTGTTTATATGCGACTTAGTAAGCGAGAAAGACGATTGGCAAGTAAAACAAAACGAGTTGCTTACAAAACTAATTGACGCAAAAAACAATGAACAACAAGTATGGAATCAAACATTAGAGATATGTACTGATTTTATTGGAATGCTAAGACATAGTACAAGGCAATCTTTATTTGGTGTTAATGATATTAATGAACCTCTTTACTTTACAGAAGACCAGTTTAATATTGAGCCATTTCAAGAAAGGTTTGACAATTTGTTGTGTGGATGGACATTTACAATAGGCATAAAAGTAATGAATGACTTTAGTACATGTCAGATTCCAGTTGACACTAAAGGAGCAGGGTACTGATGATAGAGTTCTTAAAGAAATTAAATACGATAAAGATTGGTAAAGTAGAGATAAAGATAATACCACCAACAATTAAAATAAGACTATGAGTTACGAAGACTTATTAGAAAAATTAGAAGCAGTAAGCATTAAGTTGGAGTCTTATAATGACTATCCTGAAGCGGCTAGTAATAACGCAAAGAGAGCAAGAAAATGGAAAGAAGAAAATGGCAGTGATTGTGGAACACGTGTTGGATGGACTAGAAGCGCACAGTTAGCAAATAAAGAAAAGATAAGCAGAGACACAATAGCACGTATGGCATCATTTAAAAGACATCAACAACATAAAGACGTGCCGTATTCAGAAGGATGTGGTGGTCTTATGTGGGATGCTTGGGGTGGTTCTAGTGGAATCAATTGGGCAATTAATAAATTAAAACAAATAGATAAAAAATAAAATTATGGCAGATTTAGTAGTAACAATATCCGAGAGTGTAACCGTGAATGGTGCATTAAGAGGTTCATCAAACACATTAACAGTAGCAAATATTGCAAATACATTTGAAAGAACAGTAACATGTCCCCATTCAAATGAAACTATTGTAGCAACTTTTAATAGTAATGTTTATGGGAGTGCAGGTGCAATAGACTTAGAAAATACTAAGTATATTAGAGTAACAAATATAAGTGAAACTGCAAACATGGATTTAGCAATTAGTGGTGAGAGCACAAGTTATACAGTAGTATTAACACCTTCAGCATCTCATGTTTTATGCCAAGCAGATACAACTGTTCTTGGTGTAGCGTCTGCAACCGCAACTTTTACAACACTGCAAGATATTACAAAGATAACAGTGAAGCCAAGAAGCACAGATGATGCAAATGTAGAAGTATTCGTAGCCGTAGTCTAAATGAAAACTGAAAACTTAGAAAGGTATCTTAATAGTTTCGCACAACAAGTTGTTAACGATTCTAAAAAACTTTTGCAAAGTAAAAAGGGTGGTACAGCTTTGGGTAAGTCAATAAGGGCTAAGGTCACAACTGATCCCAATGGGTATAGTGTTAAATTTTACATGGCTGACTATGGTACATTTTTAGACAAAGGGGTTTCAGGTAATAAGAATCCAATATCTTATTCTGATGGAACTAGAATAAAATCAAGCCCTTACAAGTACACAACAAAAGGGCCTCCTATTGATATACTTTCTAAGTGGATAAAAAAGAAAGGAATAAAACCAAAAGGATTGGGAAGAGGAAGGTCAAAAAATACAGGACAATATGTTTCAGGATTTGCTTATTTAATAAGTAAGAAAATAAAAAGAGAGGGAATTAAAAGCATTAGCTTCTTTTCAAGACCTTTAGGCGTCAATTATAAAGAATTGCAAGGAACTCTTTTAAAAGAATTTAAACAAGACGTATCTACTTATATAACAACATTTACAAAATAAAATAAAATGTCAGTAACAACAATAGAACAAACACCACTATATCAAACATTAGTAGCAGGTCAAGAGATAATATTTGCATTTTCAAATACCCCAATTTTAATAAGCCATACGAGAGTGAAATTTGTGATTGACGTACATATAAGTGAGGGCTCTCCCCCTGTACTATCTACGGGTGCTGACAAAATAGCTACCTTTAAAATAACACCCAATAATTCTGGAGTAGGAATGATTGATCTGAGTAGTATTATAGAAGACTATGTTAGTACTGACAATTTAGCTGCTGATGGGAGTAGTTTCAAGGGTGATACAACAACAGACATTTTAAGCCACCCAATGCACTTAATTGACAAATATTCTTTTAGTAAATACAGTGCTAGATACATGGCACTTAGAATTACAACTGAAGGAGTAGCATCAGGGTCTAATGTTGTTGCTAATGTTACAGGCTCAGGTGTTTCTTCTGTAAATTATTTAATTACTAATGGGTACTTAAAAGATACAGATGAATTACGGAATAGAACAACTACAGCTCCTGCTAATTATTTCGGGTTTGATATGAGTGGATTTTTCCCGACAGCAGGTGATTCAACTATAAAGTTTTTAACTAATGCTCCAGACGTTCAGTATGCTAATGGTGATGACTATGGAACGGTAGCTTTTTTAGCAAGAACTTTCGCTCAAAGTCAAGCTGCTAGAAAACTAATATTGAAATACTACAGCAGCGATGGTTCTTTATTAGGATCTGAAAACATTGTAAGGTCTGTTCAAAACGGCTCTAGTTATTGGGGATCTAATCAGGGCGTAGACAATACAAAAAATCAATTTCAATATGTAGGATGTTTTCCTGGTAATCTTAGGAATTGGAGTAGCACTTTTAAAACTAAATATGATTTAGGACAAATGGATGGGGGTAAAATCACACTTAGCCTTGGAAGTGATGGTGGTGGTACTGTAAGTACTAAGACATATACTATACAGTTAAATTGCCCTAACTTAAAAGGTTATGAAAGCATTAGACTCTGTTGGTTGAATCAATGGGGTGCATGGGATTACTATACATTTACTCAAAAGTCAACCACAAAAATATCTACAAAAGGAACAACATACGACCAACTTAAAGGCACATGGAGTTCTTCTTATTATAAAGTTGGAGGATATAAAGGTGGAAAGAAAGCGTTTAGAAAGAACGCTACCGAATCTATTACTATGAATACGGGTTTTGTAACCGAAGATAATAATATTATGTTTGAAGAACTTACAAACAGCCCTGAAGTTTATATTTTAAAAGGATTTGAACAAGTGCCTTCTAATACGGATACTCTAAACAGGTATTTGACACCAGTAACACTAAAAACATCTAGCTTTACTAGAAAGACAATTGCAAATGACAGGCTTTTACAATATACTTTTGAAGTAGAGAAAAGTAGAACTTTAAGAACACAATCAATATAATGAGTGTACAACTAGAAGTATTACCACAAAACTATGACGGCTTTTTAGCTGATTATTATCCAATAGGCCCTGAAATGGTTTCTAATGGAGAGCTATTTAATACCATAGTTTTTGATGGAAATGGAAACACTAATGCAGTCACAAGTTCAGCATCAATAGCAGCAGGAGCTCTCCCTACTATTCAATCTGCTTTAGTGGCTCTTAATATAGTTAATTATGGTAGTGCAATAGGGGCAGGCTCTTGGATGGCATTTAGAAATGGTGCTGCAACAGGAACTGTTCCTAATTGGCCGACTTATAACCAAGGAGAGGTTTTCTTGAAGGGGGCGGGAGCAGGAGATAATAAGCCCGCAATAACAGGTATAGCTCAAAGAATAGCTGGCCTTACAGTGGGAATGGAATACACAATAACAGTTACAATAGGAACAGTTTCAGCAGTAGGCGGAGTTCCTAGCAATAATAAATTATATTTTGGTTGTACATTTGGTAATGGTGATATGATTAATGGTGTAAATGGGATGACTGGAACACCTTTAACATCAACCCCTTTTGCTCCTGGAGCATACACCCCAATATCCCCTATAACAGGATCAACATCTGGACAGGTTTTTACTAGACAATTTACTGCCGAAAGTGAGGCTGATGTTTTTGTTCTTTCGGCTACGCTTGATAATAATATTATTCTAGCAATTGACAGTGTTTCGATTGTGTACTCACATGGGGGTGAGCTTAGTGGTATAGTTGGAGATGGTTCTGTTATTTGTGATCTTTATGAAGATGAAGACATCCCTTTAACTTTAAGTGTTGATGATTTTAAAAATGTAGCTGAAAAAGTACAGTCATATTCTAAAGCATTTAATTTACCATCAACAAAAAGAAATAGTAGAATATTTGATCACGTATTTGAAATAACAAGGTCTTCGCAAGGAACACTACAATTTAACCCCTATATAAAAACACAATGCAGATTAAAAGAAGATGGGATTGTTTTATTTGAGGGGTATTTAAGGCTTATCGATATACAAGACAAAAAAGGTGAAATAAGTTTTAACGTCAATCTTTATTCAGAAGCAGTAGCGTTGGCTGATGTTTTAAAAGAAAGAGAGTTCTATGATTTAGATTTTTCAGAATTAGATCACGGATACACAAGGACAAATATTCAATTAAGTTGGTCAGGGAGTTTGTCTTATACTAATACGGGTACTTCAGGATTCAGAGATGGCGGAACTGTCAGGTATCCTTTTTGCGATTGGGAGCATCAATATATAGTGCAAAGTAATGGTAATCCTGAGCTTGTAAATTTAGAGGGCACATTTAGGCCTTTTATAAATGTAAAGTATTTAATTGATAGAATATTCAACCAGCCTGCTTTCCCTTTTTCTTACACAAGTACTTTTTTGAATACATCATTATTTGAGAATTTATTTATGGATTTTAATTGGGGAGATGCTGAAACTCCACGTGTATTCTCTAACTCGGGAGGACTTGCTTTTAAGGGTATCTTTGACTTAGAAGCATATTATCAGACGGTTAATTTTCATGAATTAAGTGTCTTTTTTAACGGGCCTCAGACTACATTAGATGCTGACTTTGGTTATAGTGGTGGTACATTTACTGCTACTGCGAACAACCAGGTTTACAGCGTTAATTATGACATGTTATTTTATGTGAAGAACGCTGTTGGAACTTCAACCTTTACATGTAAGTGGGTGCATGAAACTACTGGGGGTCTTCAAACAAATTATAATAGTACTGGGGTTCTTTCGACTAGTGGAACATCTACGGGAACTGGTAATAACTACAATCTTACAGGCAACTTCTATGTTGTGATGAATACAGGCGATACGTTAAAGTTCAAAACAATACAAAACTCTGGTAATGACATGGCAATTTTAGGAAGTAATATCGCCCCTTTCCCTTATATAGGAAATAATGTAACTATAATAACAGGGGTAAACAATACAGTTGGTGCTACTTTACTGCAAACCCTAAGGGGCGAATTAAACCAATGGGAGTTTTTAAAAGGTATCATGAATATGTTTAATCTGATAACAATACCTGACAAAACAGATCCTTCTAATCTTATAATAGAACCATACAAGGATGTATTTATAGAAAACACAAGTGGTACAAGTTTAGTTTCAAGGGGTATAGCACATGACTGGACTGATAAGATAAGTGTTGAAGAGGTGAAACTAACCCCTTTAACAGATTTAAATAAAAAAACAACATTTAAGTTTGCAGAAGATGATGATGATTATGCTGTTAATGTTTACAAGAGAGATAATGGAGGGGCTTTATGGGGCAGTAAAGTTTATGATGCTTCAGGATTTACCATATTAGAGGGTGAAGAAGAAATTACAGCAGAGCCATTTGGAGCGACTTTTTGCAAACCTTTGATGTCGCAATACCCTGACCTTATAGTTCCATCAATCTATTCTTATGACTCTAGTGATGGCACTTCTTCAGCCTTTGAAAATAGTCCGAGACTATTATATTTAAATGGTCTTGTGAACTTACCATTTTCGTATAAAATACCATCTCAAAATGGAGTAGTTTCAGCAGATGTAACACAATACTTGCGTTTTAGCCATTTGACAGCCGTACCTACAGTTGTAAACAATCCTCCACAATCAGGTGATAGTCAAGATTTTAATTTTGGAGATCATCAATTAGTAACTGCAATGGGGCTGACCCCTGTTATAAATTTATTTACCAAGTATTGGTTGCCATATCTCGGGGAGCTATACAATGCAGACACAAGAATAATGATTCTTAAAGTTAATTTATCTCCTGCAGATATATCCACTTTTGATATGTATTCCACTGTGTTTATTAAAAATAGACAATTTAGAGTAAATAAGATAGACTACAAGCCAAAAGATTTATCAACTGTTGAATTTATACTTATACCATAATGGCAGATTTTTTACCAGGATACTCAATTAAACCAGCACTTACATCCACTTCAGGAGAAGTTTTATTTACTGATGGAACTAACAGTGTACACCCTAATCAGGCTGCATGTGAAGCCTACGGATACACTTATGACAAATCTTCGGGGACATGTAGGGCTTATGTATTTAACTACAACATAGGTCAAAGTCTAATTGATGAAAATAACTATGTTCAAGGTGCGAACAACACAACTGAAAAGGGGGTTAACAATACTTATATAATGGGAGAATCCAATTGGGTTAGAGGTATCTCAAGAAATAATATTGTAATAGGTAGTAATAATCAGGTAGGAATATTATATGATGCTGGAATTGGAGCAAATAATGCTGCTGTTTTAGGTTCTTATGGTTTAGCACAAAGAGATGGGGAAGTTGTTATGGGTGGTGGTGGTGATTCTTTAGGTAAAAGTCAAAGTTCAATAATACATTTATCAGGAAATACAGACGATGAAGCTCCAACAAACATACTGGTTAATGGGGTTAGTGGTATAACAACAATTGCTAGAGATTCATCAGCGACAACAACATCATTTACAGGCTTTGAAGCTAATGTAATGGGTGTAAGAACAGGAGGCACAGCAGCTGGTAATGTATATGATAGAATATTATTACGGGCAACAGGTATAGCTTATTTGAAAGCAGACAACCAATCGGTTTCAACATTAGGTAGTTATGGAACAGTTGACGGATGGACTGCAGCGATTGATTTTAGCGGTACTAACGACATGCACTTGCAAGTTACAGGAGCTAGAGATATGGATATAACATGGAGTTGTACTCTCAACCTTTATGAAATGAAAGTTTAAAATAAAAAGATATGGCAGATAAAGAAGTTTTAGAATTAGAAGTAAAATCAAATGTTGGTGCGGTAACTAAAGAGGTCAAAGATTTAGGCAAGGCAACAGGTCAGGCGGGTGGAGGATTTAAGCGATTAGGCGGAGTGATCAAAGGCATGGGAACAGCATTAAAAGCAGCAGGTATTGGTATTATTGTTGGGTTGATAGCTAAACTTATGGAAGTGTTTAGTAAAAATCAAAAAGTATTAGACACTTTTAATACTGCTATGACGGCTTTAAACATAGCCTTCAATGATTTGTTTAATTTCTTGGCAGAAAATGTAAGTAAGTTTACAGGCTTTTTTAAATCTATATTTGAAGACCCTAAACAGGCTTTACTAGATTTTTCTGAGATGATTCAAAACAACCTTATAGAAAGGTTTAATAGTCTATTAGATACTTTTGGCTATGTAGGAAGTGCTTTGTCTTCTTTATTTAAAGGGAACTTTAGTGAGGCAGCAGACTTTGCTAAGATGGCAGGTAAAGAATTGGTAGATGTTGCCACAGGTGTAGATGATTCTTTTGACAAAGTGGTTGATACGGTTACAGAAGCAGTAGATGTGGTTTCTAATTATACTAAAGAAACAATTAAACAAGCAGCTGCTATAACTGAAACAAATAAAGCGGCACAAAGGGCAGCAGTAGAATTTGCTAAGTTAAATGCTCAATATTTAAAAGACGCTGAAGTTCAGAGACAAATAAGAGATGATGAAACTAAGACTTTCCAAGAAAGAATAGCAGCCAATGAAAAGTTAGATAAAATTTTAGCAGAGCAACAAGAAGCGCAAAAAGCACAAATACAATTACAAATTGATTCTGCACAGGCTCAATTTAATATAAATGATAGCGAAGAAAACTACATAGCATTACAAGAGCAAAAAGTAGCAATGCTAGAACTTGAAGAAACTATTACTGGTCAATTGTCTGAGCAAAAGACTAATCAAGTATCTTTAGAAAGAGAGCTTTTAGAAACGCAGAATGAACTTAGAGCAGAAGGGTTGTCAGGTATTGAGAGAGAGTTGCAAGAACTTGAAACTGCGTATCAGCAAAAATTAGATATGGCTAGAAAATCAGGAATGGATACCACTGCTATTGACAAACAATTTGCTGACAAAAAATCTAAAATCGCACAAGAACAAGTCAACACTCAATTAGAAGCGTTCTCAGGGCTTGCAGGAGGACTACAAGCCTTAGCAGGAGAAAGTAAAGAACTAGCCGTTGGTCAGGCTATTATAGACACTTACGTAGGTGCGAATAAAGCACTTGGTCAAGCAGGTATTGCAGGTATTGCCGCAGCAGCAGGAATTATAATTGCAGGTCTTGCCAATGTAAACACAATACTATCAACTCCAGTAGGTGGAAGCGGAGGAGGAGGCGGAGGAGGCGGTGCAGCAGCAGCAGCAGCACCAGCACCTCAAATGATGTCAGGGGCTTTTGAATTAACTGGAGGAGAAGCACCAGAACCTGTCAAAGCGTTTGTAGTTACAGACGAAATGACTAACAGTCAGAACCAGTTAGCGAATATAAGACGTAGAGCAACAATTTAAAAATCAAATAAATATTAATTAAATCTATTATATAATATGCCTTGCGAAGAATGTGAAAATGGAAAAGTAAAATGGGGTAAGACAGGAGACTGTCAATACGACTCCATAGCAGAATGTGAAGCTGCAAATAAAGACTATTACGAAAAGACTACTTCTATCGTAGAGTTAGTTATTGATGAAGATAGTGAAGAGTTGGCAATTGATGCTATTAGCTTAGTAGCTGCTCCAGCTATTGAACAAGACTTTGTTTATTTTGGAAAAGAAAAGAATAATTTAACATTTGCTAAGGTTGATGAAGAAAAGAGAATGCTCGTATCTCCTGCTTTAATACCAAATAAGCAAATATTTAGATATAACCCAAATACAGACTCAGAGTACTATGTCTATTTTAGTCCTGAGACAGTAAGAAAATCATCAGAACTTTATTTAAAACATAACAATCATCACAAAGCAACGTATGAACATCAAGATAGAGTGTCTGGTGTTTTAACTACTGAAAGCTGGATTATAGAAGACCCTAAGATGGATAAGTCTAGACTTTATGGTTACGACCTTCCTAAAGGAACATGGATGGTTTCTATGAAGATAAACAATGATGAGCTTTGGGAAAAAGTAAAAGCAGGAGAATTGAAAGGTTTAAGTATTGAAGGGTATTTCACAGATAAGATGGAGAAGATGTCAGAAAGAACGCCAACACACGAAGAGATACTATCAGCTTTAAACGAGATAATAAACGAAAATCAAACAAAGTAATAACTATTCTATTATATTAAAAAAGAACCTATGGACATTAAAGAACAAATACTAGTAGCACTTGGCTTAAACAAAGCCGAAGAATCAATTAAATTAGCTTGGCAAGCAAAAAGCGAAGATGGTACTATTTTCGTTTCTACTGCTGAAGAACTTGAAGCTGGAGTAGATATTTCAGTTTTGACCGAAGATGGCACGACAATCCTTTTACCAATTGGGACATATAAGACTGAAGAAGGTGTTTCTTTTAGAGTAGAAGAAGAGGGTGTAGTTGCTGAGGTTATGGAATCAGAAACTGAAGAAGAAGAAACTGCTGAAGAATTATCTGAAGAAGCAGTTGAATTAGCTCCAGAAGATGATGACAGAAAAGAAGAAGCTGACGTTGAGGATTGGGCTGGGATGGAAAAGCGTATCCAAAACTTAGAAGATGCAGTAGCTGATCTTAAAAGAGAAAAAGAAGGTGGTGATGACGAAGTAGAAGAAATGTCAGAAGAAACTCCAGAAGTTTCTGATAAACCTAAGTCAATCAAAACTACTGAAGTAGTTGAATTTTCAGCAGAAGATATGGAAGCATTGAAAGCTGAGAATGAAAAGTTAAAAACTGAATTAGCAGAATCACCTGCTGATGCACCAATTAACACAAACAAATTTAGTTCGGAAAGAAGAACTCCTACCGCACAAGATTTTAGAAGGATGACAAATCAGGAGAAATTCTTATATGAATTACACAAATAAATATTAATAACTAAAAAACAATAAAAAATGGCGTTTACTACAACATCAAATTTTGCAGGGAAAGCCGCTGGATTCTACATCAGCGCTGCGTTAAAAGCTTCAAACTCGTTAGATTACTTAACGATGATAGAGAATATCAAATATAAAAGTAATATACAGGCTATGAACAATACTGTTTCATCAGTAGCTGATGCAACATGTGACTTTACAAGTGCAGGTACTTTAGCGCTTACCGAAAAAGTATTAGAGCCTAAGAACCTTCAAGTAAATCTTGACCTTTGTAAAAAAACTCTCTTAGACTCATGGGAAGCGTTACAAATGAGAGCAGGAGCAGGCGCACCACCTCCAGCATCTTTTGAAGACTACGTTATATCTTACATGGGTGAGATTATAGCAAATGCAACTGAAGATTCAATTTGGACAGGAACTGCTGTTGCAGGGAAATTCAACGGATTCTTAGGGGCTGTAACAGGATTATTATTGCCAGGTGTTGACGGAACAGTAGTTCAAGATGCAGCAGCGGGAGCTTATACAGCAGCAACAATTATTGCAGAGCTTCAAGGAGCGGTAGCATCTATACCTACAACAACTTTAGGTAAAGAAGACTTACATATTTACATGAGTCAAAGAACTTACCAATACTATATTTCAGCAGTATCTACTTTAGGGTATGTTAATGCTTATAATATGAATGGTGACTATGTACCAATGTTTGAAGGGTATAAAATTGCACCTTGTAATGGAATGGCGGAAAATGAGTTAGTAATAGCACAAAAATCAAATATGTTCTTCGGTACCGACCTCATTTCAGACGCTACAAGAATTACGATGATGGATATGTCTGCTCTCGACGGAAGCGATAACATGAGATTAGTCGCTCGTTACTCAGCAGGTGTTCAAACAGGAACAGGAGCTGATATCGTAAGACAGTCGTAAATAACTTAATTAATAGAAGCAGGGGTGTAAAAACCCTTGCTCCTTTAACCTTTAAAACATAAAAAAATATGGCATGTACAGCTTTAACAAAAGGTAGAGGGCTTGATTGTAATAGAATTTCAGGTGGGATTAAGTTTATTTATTTCGCAGTTTACGACCAAGTTACATCAATACCTACTGCAAATGGTGAAATAACAGATTTAGAAATGGGCAGTAATAGTTTATATAGGTATACAATGCCACTTGGTGTTGCATCTCTTCAAGATAGTATCACGGGATCACGTGAAAACGGAACTATTTTTTACACACCAACAGTAAACATTGTACTTAACAGACTTACAAAAGAAGATCAAAATCAAATAAAGCTTTTAGGTCAAACTAAAGTAATTATATTTGCACAATTAAATCAAACAGTAACAGCAACAGGGCATGACACTATTGTTTGTTTAGGGAGTGTAAATGGAATGGAATTAAACGCAGGAACTATGGATAGCGGCGCAGCGTTTGGAGACAGAAATGGATACACTTTAACCTTCGACGGCTTAGAAAATCAACCTTTCCAATTTGTACCAGATTACACAGCTAATCCATTTGATAACGGAGGATTTACTTTAGCAGGTGTTGTTTCTTCATAAAAACAATTAGTAGTTTTTATATATTTCTTAGAGAAGAGTGGCTTAAATGTCACTCTTTTCTTTTATTAGTTATTTTGTAAGGCAAATAAAAAAGGGCTTTTTCTATTATATAGTATATGATACAAGGATTTACACAAACTAACCTTACTGCTTACTTACAAACTGAGGACAATAGAATTAATAGTACTGTTGCATCTTCTAACATTAGGCACTTGTTTAAGTTTACTAATGATATAGATAATAGTGTACAATATGCTTATGCAGATACTCAAACAACATATGATAGGTATACATACTTTTTATTTGTTTACAACACTACACCTAATGTGTTAGCTGGCAAAATAAACCTATCTCCAGCAGGATATTGGAAATATGAAGTATATGAGGTGAGTTGGGCTGATTCGCCTTCATTAATAACAAGCAGAGCACCACAAACAGAGTTATCGGTACTTACACCAGCAGCAGACACTAAAGGTATTGTGAAAGGATTAGTGACTAAAGGAAAAATGTATTTAGAAGATAAAGC